TTCAAGCTGACGATTTAATTGTCCCGTATACGGCTACCTCATTAGCCGATGCGGAGGCGGTTATACATGTTATTAAAATGTCAGAAAATGACTTAAGAAAAAAACAAGTTAATGGCTTTTATAGAGATGTCGAATTAAAGCCAGGATACGATCAGGAAACAGAAGTCGAGAAAAAAGAAAGATCGATCGAGGGAGTTAAGAAAACACAAGACGAAGATATATTTACCATTCTTGAATGTCACGTTAATTTAGATATTGACGGATTCGAAGATATGAAGGAAGGAGAACCCACAGGGATCAAGCTTCCTTATATCGTGACGATTGAAGAAGGATCACGAGAAGTTTTATCGATCAGACGAAACTATAAAGAAGAAGATCCGATGAAACTTAAAATACAATATTTTGTTCATTTCAGATTTTTACCTGGGATGGGTTTTTATGGTTTTGGTTTAATTCATATGATTGGCGGTTTATCAAGAACAGCAACCACTGCTCTACGTCAATTATTAGATGCAGGAACGTTAAGTAATCTTCCTGCAGGTTTTAAACAAAGAGGAATACGTGTAAGAGACGAGGCCCAAGCAATACAGCCCGGCGAATTTAGAGATGTAGATGCACCTGGTGGAAACATCAAGGACGCTTTTATGACTTTACCTTTCAAAGAACCATCACAGACTTTATTGTCTTTGATGGGAATTGTTGTCCAAGCAGGACAAAGATTTGCCGCCATCGCTGATATGCAGGTCGGAGACGGCAACCAACAGGCCGCTGTTGGAACGACCATCGCTCTCTTAGAACGTGGTTCAAGAGTCATGTCAGCGATTCACAAACGATTGTTTGTGGGGCTTAAACAAGAATTTAATTTGTTGGCTGGCGTATTTAAAACTTATTTACCTCCGGAATATCCTTACGATGTAGTTGGAGCAGCGCGAAATGTTAAAGTTACAGACTTTGATGACAAAGTAGATATCGTTCCCGTTGCGGATCCTAATATTTTTTCTCAATCTCAAAGAATTTCAATGGCGCAAACAGAATTACAACTCGCTCAAGCGAATCCACAGATGCATAATATGTACGAAGCATTTTATGCTATGTATAGTGCGATCGGAGTAAAAGACATCGATAAAATTTTACCTCCGCCGCCTCAACCAACACCTTTAGATCCAGCAGTAGAGAATATTATGGCTTTAAGCAGCAAACCTTTCCAAGCTTTTAAAGGTCAGAATCATCAAGCGCATATTACTTCGCATTTAAACTTCATGTCGACGAATTTAGCTCGAAATAACCCAATGATTTTGGGTGCTTTAGAAAAAAACTGTTTTGAACACATCTCAATGATGGCTCAAGAGCAAATTGAAATAGAATTTAGAGAAGAATTGATGCAATTACAGCAAATGCAACAAATGGCACAACAAAATCCGGCTATGCAGCAAAATCCACAGTTTCAACAACAATTAATGGAAATGTCTATGAAAGTTGAAGCTAGAAAAGCAGCTTTAATTGCTGAAATGATGCAAGAGTTTAAAGATGAAGAGAATAAAATCATGGGTCAATTTGGAAATGATCCGATTGCTAGATTAAAGGCAAGAGAACTTGATTTAAGAGCTATGGATGATTCAACTAAAAGAGAACAGGACCAAGAAAAGATTAATTTAGATAAATCTAAACAATTAATGGGCCAACAACAGTTTGATGAAAAATTAGAACAGAATGAAGAGCTCGCTGAGCTACGAGCGGATACTTCTCTTGCTAAACAACAAATGTCTAATGAGGTCAAAATATATTCCGATAGGATGAAACGTAAAGATGTTAAGACCTTGAAAGGTCCTAGGAGATAGGATACAAAACAATAAGGAGAAAAATATGACAAAAACACCAGTAGGATATCCAGAAGGCGGCAAAAAGTATAAAGGGCCGGCGGACAGTGTGGGACAAGACCCTAGAGCCGATATCGTAACTAATGACTTTACGCCTGGACAAAAAATAGACAAAGGCACAAAAGTTAACGTTGCAGGCACTAGAAGAATGCTAGCTAGCAAAAATAAAACAGCTACTTGGTTCTAGTATGTGGTTTGGTCTAGCAAGGATGGCTCTCAAGACTGGGAGTCATATATATCAAAATAGACAACGAACTAAGATGGCTATGTCTGATGCACAATTGATGCATGCATCTAAGATGGCCCGAGGTGAGGAAACTTACCAGGGCAAACTTTTAGAATCGCGAGATAACGATTTTAAGGACGAAATAGTTTTGGCGATTTTAACACTCCCGATAATTGTGCTCGCATATGGGGTTTGGTCGAACGATCCGGGCGCTATGGAGAAGATAAACATCTTTTTTGAGCATTTCTCGAATCTGCCAAAATGGTTTACAAATCTTTGGATTTTGGTGGTAGCGAGCGTTTTTGGCATCAAGGGTACACAGATATTTCGTAATGGAGGAAAGAAGAAATAGACTTGCTATTAAAGGTGGGTTATACTAAGAACTAATAAGGATAAAATTATGTCAAAGAAAAGTAGACGAAGAAATAAAAAAATTTTAGCTGCATTAGCCTTAGCAGGCGGAGCAGCAATGTTGGCAAAAGGAAGAGGTAAAGGTCCAGTTTCGACAGCAGGTCAAGCTGTTGGAGTAGACCGTATTACTCCTCCATCAAAATTCATTCAGAAAAAAGTAGTACCAGAGGCAGTAGATACACAACCAATTATTGAAGGTGGATCTGGTGGTGACGGAGGAGTACATCAAGATAGACCTAAAAAACTTTGGTTAGAAAAACAGGCTCGTGCTCATTTGCCAAAAGGTCCCCCAGGTTGGGATAATCCTTATACTTCGAGAGTGATAAGTGGAAGACTGGGTAATAGACTTAAAGGTGGCGGAATCGCTAAACGTGGAACCGGAGTTGCTTTAGCAAAAGGTGGACGTGTTACTGGAATTGCGAAACGTGGTTTTGGTAGAGCACTAATGAAGGGTAAAAAATAATGAGACAAAATGGTGTAAGAAGCAATGTCAGATTTCCATACTCAAGTGGTATGAAGAAAGGTGGCAAAGCAAAGAAGCAAGGATACATTGATCGAAAAGATGAATCCATTGCAATGAGAATTAAAAAGAAAAGAACTCCAAAAGAATTAAAAGCTAGCCGTGACGAGTCCTATGGAAAATGGGGCAGCGGTAAAGGTAAAGGCAAAATCAATAAATAATGCCTCAGTACTTTGATTCCACAGCAGCATTCCCAAGGAAGAGTAAAGTAAGGAAGTATGCTACAGGGGGTCGTGTTGGAAAATTTGGCGGTGGACGTACGAACCTATTAGAAGAACTAGGTCGTGTTGAAGCTAAACCTTCAAATCCAAATCGTAGAGCTGAAATATCCAGAGTTCATGGAGAATTGAATCGTGGCTATAAAAAAGGTGGCTGGATTCAAAAAGCAACAGCTTCAATTAAGAAAAGAGGAACAGAAGGAAAATGTACACCGATTACAAAACCAGGATGTACAGGAAGAGCTAAAGCATTAGCTAAGACGTTTAAGAAAATGGCAAGAGAAAGAAAATCAGCTTAATTAATATGAACGGAAAAGTAAAATGGTTTAATGGCCAAAAAGGTTACGGCTTCATTGAACGCGAAGATAAAGAAAAAGATGTGTTTATTCATGTGTCTGCACTTAGAGATGCGGGTATGAAGGGTCTTGAAGAAGGTCAAGCATTAACTTTTGATATTGAAGAGGGCCCTAAAGGTCCCAATGCAGTTAATCTGCAGAAATCAGCTTAATGAGAGAAGTCTTAATAGACGCCTTAGAAAAACAATACGAAGCCGACATTGCAGCAGCCGATGCTGTGATTAAATTACTATTGGAAAAATCAGTAGCGATTAGCGATCATATCAATATTCAAAAAGAACTAGATTGCCAACTTCATAAAGTGGCTTCTGCTGAAGAGAAACTTCAAGTTTTAAAAGATTACGAAATTCCCAGTAAGGAGAAAGATGCCATTTAGATCTGAGAAACAAAGGCGTTACTTATGGAAGAACGAACCAAAGATTGCAAAAGAATGGACAAAAGCTTATGGTAGTAAACCTAAAGGAAAGAAGAAAAAAACAAAAAGGAGGAAGAAATAATGGAAGAACACGAGTTTATAACTAAAGTTAGAAGAATCATTAAGATGAGACATGATGATGTTGTCGCAGCCATGGTTTCTGGCGGTGTTGACAATATGGAAAAATATCAATATATGTTAGGACAGATACGAACGTATCAGTATATGAGTCAGGAGATATCCAGCCTGCTTGAAAAAAAGGAGCAAAAAGACAGTGACGGAACAGTTATCAGTATCAAACCAAAAGGAAGTCCCAAAACGTAGGGATGCTCTCCAAGAAAAATACGATAAAGAACCTAAGGAAAAAGATTTAACATTAGAATCAGCTAAGTTGCCCAAACCGACTGGTTGGAGACTTTTAGTTTTACCTTTCAAAATGAAAGAGAAAACTAAAGGAGGAATTCTTATAACAGATGATGTTATAGAACGTTCACAAGTAGCATCAACTTGTGGACTCGTTTTAGAAGTAGGACCTGATGCGTATAGAGACAAAGAAAGATTTCCTGAAGGACCTTGGTGTAAAAAAGGAACTTGGGTTATTTTTGCTAGATACGCTGGATCCAGAATGAAAATAGATGGGGGTGAAGTTAGGCTTCTGAATGATGATGAAGTTCTAGCAACCGTGGAAAACCCTGAAGATATATTCCATGAAATTTAATCATAGGGAGGAACTATGCCGGAAGAAGTAAAAGACGAAGTAAGAAAAGAAGATTTAATTGATGTAGGTGATGCTGATGAAAAAGCCACCGAAGTTGATTTAGATAAAAAAGCTGAAGGAGGAGAAGTCAAAGATGAAAAAACTACTCAAGACAGTGATAAGCCCGATGACACATCTGAGAAATCTGATGAGTCAGTGGATGTTCGAGATAGCTCGGACAGTAAGGAATCAGAGAAAAAGGAAGAAGTAAAAGATCCCGAACAGAAGAAAGAGATGGAAGAGTATAGTGAGGGCGTTAAAAAACGTATCGCTAAACTAACCAGAAAAATGCGTGAGGCTGAGCGACAAAAAGAAGAAGCTGTTGTTTATGCTAAACGTGTAATGAGAGAACGAGATGAATTAACTCACACAGCCACGACGTTAGATAGAGATTATGCCGTGGAAATGGAGAATAGAATTAAATCATCTTTGGCAGCGGCTCAAGCTAAGCTAGGTTCGTCTAGAGAAGCGGACGATAAAAAAGCTGAAGTAGAAGCCTTAACAGCTATCTCCCAATTAGGATATGAACAGGGCAAACTTGCAGAAATCAAAAGCAGACAAAAAATGGAAGAGACTGCTCAAGAAAATAGAAGGAAGCAAGGACCTGCTGCTCAGTATTCAACTCAACAAACGCCGCCACCAGATGCGAAAGCAGAGGATTGGGCGGAAAATAATGAATGGTTTGGCAAAGATAATGCCATGACCTACACAGCTTTTGATCTACATAGAAAACTTACTGAAGAAGAAGGGTTCGATCCTAAGTCTGATTCTTATTATAAAGAAATTGATAAGAGAATAAGACTTGAATTCCCCCAAAAATTTGGTAATACTGTAGAAAAGACGATTAATAAACCTATACAAAACGTTGCTTCTGCAACGCGGAGTGTAAGGACTAGTCGCAAAAGCGTGAAACTCACACCTTCACAAGTAGCAATCGCTAAAAAATTGCGTGTGCCACTAGAAGAGTATGCAAGACAACTAAGACTCACGGAGGGAGAATAAGCATATGAAACAAGAAACAAAGACTACTTCCCGTGCGAGCCAGACAAGAGAAAAAACAAAGCGTAAGCAAGTTTGGACTCCACCATCGTACTTAGATACACCCAACGCGCCAGCTGGATTCAGACACAGATGGGTTAGGGTAGAAATCATGGGATTTCTCGACACGAAAAACATACAGGGACGCTTAAGATCCGGGTATGAATTAGTAAGAGCCGACGAATTTCCAGAAGGTGACTACCCAGCAATATCAGATGGCAAATATGCCGGGGTGATCGGGCACGGAGGCCTTGTGCTAACAAGGGTACCTGACGAGATCGCGAAGCAGAGATCAGATTATTTTTCCAAAATGGGAAAAGATCAGATGGATGCAGTAGACAACGATTTAATGAAGGAACAGCATAAGAGTATGCCGATCAATATTGATCGACAGTCTCGTACAACCTTCGGTGGTAGGAAACGTTAATTTTTTAACAATTCAACCAACGAAATTTTAATTAACCGTAGACTATGAATAATGGTCTACATTTGGAGAAAACTATGGCTAACCAAAGTACGACGGGTTTCGGTTTGAGACCTTTAAGAAACGTACACCAGGG